TTTTTCAACTGGCAAAATTTCGGATGAAAAAACAGCCTAATATTTGTCCATTAGCGAGCAAGTCCTCAAAAACAGCCTAATATTTGTCCATTACACCGAAAAGTCTCCATCGACCAGTTCGTGAGGCCGTAGATGCGGGTCTCCGGCTCCCCCTTCAGTCGGGTGACTAAGTCGAACATACTATAGGGGGCGGTATAAATGGTCTCCTTATTAAAATGATAAGATAGAAGATATTTTTTGCCGATTTTTGATTGATTTTTAATATTTTGCGGTCGCTGGGAGGCGGCTGTTTTTGTTTTTATAAAAGCGTCCCCGAGGTTTAATTTGCTTTAATTTTGGTTTAATTTTTTGCCGGATATGAGGCTGTATGCTTTAATAATGGTTTAATAGTGCTTTAGAAGGGCTTTAATCGGGGTTTAATCGCATGGGTGGACGGATGTGCCGGAGAGGGCGCAGAGGCTTGTTTTTGCGGGCTTTTGCGCCCTCTTTTCATGTCCTGACGGGCGGGTATGGGAGTGGGGTGGCTGGAAGTGGCCGGATGGCTTGGTGGGCAGCAAGGGAGATGGATGGCTTAGAGCGGCATAATGCAGGCCGAAAATGGCGTTTTGGGAAGTTGGTTATACGTTTGGTTATGCAGTTGGTTATGCAGTTGGTTATACAGTTGGTTATACATTTTTCCGCATATAGTCTGACACAAAAAGCGGCTTTTTAGACAAAAAGGGGTTGCAGTTTGGCGGTTTTATAACACAAAGGGGTTGCAGTTTTGCGAGTCGCAAATATGGTGTTAGTGATTGATAATTAGGTATGTGCAAATAAAAAGCCGACCTTGTAAGGGTCGGAAAGTTGTGTGGTGGAGGTGGTTGGCGGGTGCGTTTTTACTTTTGGCTCATTATGTATTGGTACACTTGATTAAGTGAGGTGTCACTCATTTCAGTCATTGAGGTGTATTGTTGCTTGTGTCCAAGCCTTTGATTTATTCTTTGGTATAATTCATTATTATCCCAACCAAGTTCCCTTGCCTTGGCGTGAATGGCTTTGTAGTTGCTGTTTCTCCAAGCCTGTTTGTTGTTTTTTCTTGCTATAGGGTGTATTCGTGTATGGGCAATAATGTCTAAATATTGTATTGCATCATTAAATGATTCTTTTGGCAGGGCTCTATAAGTGGCTATTTCGAAGTGTGAGTTTAGTTTCCCGAACAATATCTTGTTATATTTAGCGTCATTTGCCAGTTCTGCCAGTTTGTGTATTTTGTCGTAGATGGCTTTTGCCTCTGCCTCTGAGATATGCACGTTGTAGTCAGGGGTGAAATTCACTCTTGTGAGTTTAGGCTTTGACTCGTTTATGTTTATCGTCAAATCTCCACCAACCTGAATGTTATTGTTCCCAGTGATTTGTTGTGATTGTTTATCCTTATTCATTTTTTTAGCAACTTTTTGACTAATTGTGCGTTGGTTTGGGCGAGTTCGGCTATTATAGCGTCTTTCTCACGAATTATTGCCTCCAGTTCCAGTACTCTGGAATTGTCTATATTTTGAATGGAATTCCCTGCCATCAGATTGTTATCCCCGAAAATCGACTGTGTCGAATCGCTTTTTTCCGAAAAAAAATACTCTAATAATTTAGCATTTGCGGCCGTTGGACGTGTCAATTTTTTGCGATAATTCCCAATTGTCTGCTCTGTTATACAGGTTTTTTTGGCAATTAGATAACTTGATAGTGGAGAATCTATCAATTTTTTTACAATGCTATCAATTTCATAATCAGTCATATAAAAATATTTTAGTACTATGTTGCGAAAATATTTTGTAATATACCAAAATATTTGAGTATCTTTGCAGTCGATTTTACACTGTAAGGATGGTGCAAAGATACGAAAAAAAACTGACATAATAAGATAATACGAATATGAAGAGAATTTTTGTTGAATACGGAGTTGTCACGAAGTTGGTGAACGAGGGCTACGGCTCGCGGCCGACGGTGATTGCGGCGCTGAGATGTCGGACGAATACGGAGCGAGCGAAGCAGATCAGGCAGAGAGCGTTGCAGCTTGGTGGCGTGGTGATGGAGACGGAGCGGCTGCGGGAGAGTTGAGGCCAATGGGACTAATTAGACTAATATGGAGAACACGAAGATCATAGAACGGTATAACGGGCACGTCGGGGTAAACGGCGGCTGGTTAGCAAGCACCCTTGGCCAAGCAAACTATAACAGCAGCCTTACCCGAGGCATTATTCGCAGCCTGCGTCGTGGCGGGAATGGCCGGACGGCGTTGATAGACTGGCAGAGCATGGGGACGAAGATGAAGGCGAGGGTGATAGAGGCTCTGGGGTGCGACCCTGCGCAGATGAGCCGAGAGACGTTGCTGAGGAGCATCCTGCAGCGTCGGGAGCAGCAGCTGCTGGACACGGAGGCCTACGAGTATTACAGCCATGTGACGGGGAATGACGGCCACTACCTGAAGCCGGAGAAGGTGACGGATCTGTGGAACGGCGCGAAGATACTGGACGCGATAAGCGAGCTATTGGAGGAGAAGCGGCGTGCCGCGGAGATGGGGCGGCTGAAGATGAGTGTGAAGCGGGAGTTCGAGGCGTTGGCGGCGGAGATAGACCAGCAGCTGGTGGAGTGGCCGAACAGTCTGCCTACGAGCGGCGACCGGCTGCGGAAGAAGTGGAACGAGTACCGGCTGCACGGCTACGAGGTGCTGGTGCACGGGCTGACGGGCAAGGAGAGCAACCACCGGCGAGCCGCCGGAGTCAGTAAGGCTGACGCGGAGGCTGTGGTGGAGGCGCTGCTGATGCACGGTGCGGAGCTGAATGACGTGCAGGTGTCGAAGGCGGCGGAGAGCTTAGGAGTGAAGATAGACCGGCGGAGGGTGCAGGAGATACGGAAGAAGAACGAGATGATGATCACGAAGAGTCGGGAAGGCAAGAGTGCGTACAGCAACGAGGTGATGATGCAGGCGAAGAGGGAGCGTCCGGATATGCCGATGAAGATGTGGAGCCTGGACGGCTGGACATGCGAGCTTTACTATCAAGACACAAAGATAGACAAAAAGGGGCACCGGCGCACGACGTACCTGAACCGACTGATATTGGAGGTGGTGGTGGATGTGATGAACGACTACCCGATAGGCTATGCCATCGGGGAGCAGGAGAATATAGAGTTGATTACGGCGGCATTGCAGGATGCGGTGCATCACACGCGGGAGGTCTTTGGCGGGTATTATGCGCCGTGGCAGATACAGAGCGACCATCTGGGTTTGTCGGCATTGAAGCCGAAGTACCAGGCACTGGCGAAATACGTGACGCCTGCGAGTGTGGGCAATGCGAAGAGCAAGCCGATAGAGCGGTACTTCGGCTACCTGCAGAGCGAGTATCTGTTTATGTGTGAAAACTACGCTGGTCACGGCATCACGGCCAAGACGCGGAAGCGGAACGACCAATATCTGAACGATGTGATGAAGAGTTTTCCAGACCGTGCGGGAGTGGAGGCGCAGATAAAGAAGATGATAGAGATAGACCGTGCGAGGAAGATAGGTGCAGTGCGAGAGGCGTGGGCAAATGGGGAGGAGTCGATGCGGAGGCCGTTCAATATGGAAGGCTACCTGCTGGCATTCGGAGAGCGGAGCAGGGGGAATATGCTGATGCCAAGCGGGCTGAAGCTGATAAGAGAGGGTCAGGAGCATGTCTTCGACTGCTTCGACCTGAAGATGCGGGAGCAGCGGGGCGAGCGGTGGCAGGTGTGTTATGATCCGGCAGACTGGAACCAGGCGCTTGCGATGAGCGAGGACGGCACGCTGCGCTATATGATAGAGGCGAAGGCGAAAGTGCCGATGGCGCTGGTGGACTATGAAGATGGGGATTGGGAGACAGTGGCCAGGGTGAGGGCGTTCAACAACGGGATGTATGAGGCCGTGGTTGCGCACGAAGAAGCAGTGATAGAGTCGGCCAACGGATTTATAACGCGGCAGCAGATAGAGGGGCCGCTGAGCGTACACTTGGTGACAGACCGCCAAGGGCAGCACAAAGTACACAAGAGGGCGGAGCAGAAGCGGCTGGCGACAGTGGCCGGATATACGGAATACGAAGAGGTGGAAGAGAGCCACCATGCGGTGGATATGAATGACTTTTTGAAACGCTTTTAACCATCGATTAAAGACCAATGATAACGAACCTCAAATCCTTCTTTAAGCAAAGCGCTGGCGACTGTCTGGGCGAACTTTTTGCAGCAGCACTTGATGTAGATGTCGCAGATACATTCGTTTGCATCGTATTCAAAGTCAAGCCGGGCTTTTTTGCCGTGTTCTGGACATTGGAACTGACGGGCAACGGCACGGGCTTCTTTGGCTTCGGTGCCTGGGGCAAAGGGGGTGTTGGTAAAAGACATAAGCATACAAATTAAAACAAATACATAACGAAAAATGAACAAGATTAGTATTGACAAGAACGGCATCGTGGAGGCATTGAGGGCCTACATGGAACAGAAGGGCGGCCAGAACAAGGCTGCAAACAGCATCAAGGGCGTGAGCTCGGCGACATTGAGCCAGATGTCGGCAGGGAACTGGGCGCACATCAGCGATGAGATGTGGCGGAAGGTTGCCAAGGCGATAGGTTTTGGCGGAAGAGCATGGAACACCGCCGAGACAGCGACCTACCAGCAGGTGCATTTTGCCCTCGCGGCTGCACAGGAGGAGGCGCGTGTGATGAGCCTGACGGCTCCAGCAGGCAGCGGCAAGACGTATGCGGCCAAGGAGTACGAGACCGGGCACAAGAACGTGTACAGGCTGATGTGCGATGAGTTTTGGAGCAAGAATGACTTTGTGGAGGAGCTGCTGCGCGCCATGGGCGAGAAAGCCGACGGGCTGACCAAGCGGGAGCGCCTGGCACTGGCTTGCCGGGTGCTGGGTATGAAGGAGCGACCGCTGCTGATTTTTGATGAGTTCGACAAGCTGGGCGACAATGTGTGGAGTTTCTTCATCACGCTGTACAACCGGCTGGAAGACCAATGCGGGATGGTGCTGCTCTCGACGGACTACATCGAGAAGCGGTTCCGCATGGGATTGAAGTACCAGCGCAGGGGATATCCGGAGATATGGAGCCGAATAGGGAGCCGTTGCGTGGAGTTGGACCGGGCCGACTATGAAGACGTGAAGATGGTATGCGAGGCGAACGGGCTGACAGACGAAGCGGAGATAGAGGATATAGCGAGAAGTGCCGAAGGGGACCTGCGGAGGGTGCGGCAGTTGGTATTTGCAAAAAGCAGAAAAGCGAGATAGTGCCATGCCGAGGAAAAAGCACAAACTGAGTCCGCGCGAGCTGGCCGCCATGGAGCGCCGGGTGCTGCCCTTCGAAGGGGAGTGGCGGCGCTTCATGGGGCAGCCGGAAGACCGAGGGGTTTGGCTGATATGGGGACAGAGCTACAACGGCAAGACGCGCTTGGTGCTGCTGTTGACGAAATACATAGCCGAACTGGGCGAAAAGGCGGCTGTGGTGAGCCTTGAAGAGGGCGACGGGGCAAGTATGCGCCGAGCCTTCGCAGAGGCCTGTATGGAGGCCGTAAACCAGCGTGTGAGCCTCTGGGTGGAAATGGACATCGAGGACATCAAGCGGGAACTGAGGAAGCAGCGGAGCCCAAAGGTGGTGGTGATAGACTCGTTGCAATACTTGGGAATCAACTATAAAGGCTACAAGGTGCTGAAGGAGGAATTTCCAAACAAGCTATTCATATTTGTGAGCCACGCCAACGAGAAGAACCAGCCGAAGGGGAGCACAGCGGAGCAGGTGAAATATGATGCGATGGTGAAGATCCAGGTGAGCCAGTTCAGGGCGAAAGCGAACAGCCGCTACGGTGGCGGCGAGGTGCTGACGATATGGGAGGAGGGTGCGAAGCGATGTCCGGCCGGAGAGGAATTGACAACGGATGGAACCAACAAAAGAGAATACAATGGAAGCCAAAACGAAGAGTAAAAAAGGGCAGCTGATACGGAAGTTGCATGTGCTGCGCGGAGCGGTGGGCATGACGCAGGAAGAATACGAGACGCTGATAGGCAGCTACGGCGTGGAGAGTTCAAAGGAACTTGAGGAATGGCAGTTGGAGAAGTTGTGCGAGTTCTTAGGCAAACAAGCCAACAGCGAGCGTCGCGACATCGACCGACAGCGGAAGCGAGCGATAGCGGCTGCGTGCCAATACATCGAGGCGATGGGGACGAAAGGATACGAGGGGAAGGATGCCGCGGGGAGAGTGGCGTATGCGAAGGGAGTGATATGCCGAGCGGCGAAGGTTGAGACGGAGAGTTTCAACCGAATCGGGCTGCAGCGGTTGCGGGGGTTGACTGCCATGTTCAACAAGATGCGGAAGGACATGGATGGAGTGGTAGAAGAGAGTTATGGGATAATAGGGAGATGTTAGGTTAGGGTTGATGGATGATGGAAACGTGACAAACAGAAAATATAAACCAATAAAACAGAAAAAAGATGAAAAAGGACAGAAAGAGAAACGGCAAAGTGTATATTGCCGGAAAGATTACGGGAGACCCCAAATATAGGGAGAAATTCGATGCCGGAGTGCTGCATGTGATAGGCCTTGGCTGGGAGCCGGGCAAGGTGGTGAACCCTGTGAACGAATGCCAAGCGGACTGGAGATGGAGCCGGTGCATGGTGCGGTGCCTGCGTCTGATGAGCGGGTGCGAATGGGTGGCGATGCTGCCGGACTGGCGGGAGAGCCGAGGGGCGCGGATAGAGCACGCGGTGGCGAACTGTTTGGGAAAAAGTGTGATATACATATACTAACTAAAAAACATTTTAATTATGGCAGAAAAGACAATGGTCGAAATGACCCCGGAACAGAAGGCAGCGTTTGAGGCCTTCAAGGAAATGCAGGCACGGAAAGAGCGTGCGGAAGTGAGGAAAGAGCAGCGGAAGCAGCTGCAGGCGATGACCGACGAAGTGATGGCCGAGGCAGTGGCGGAGCTCCAGGAGTGCCACGACAGGCTTGTTGCAACGAAGAAGAAGGTGATAGACACCTTTTCCACGCTTATGGAGTTTCGCAAAGAGGTGAACGAGGAGAGCGGCAAAAAGGAGCAGGACTCGTTCATGTTTACGAACAGCGAAGGGACGCAGCGCATCCGCATCGGGTATAACATGAACGACAACTACCTTGACCAGGTGGAAGAGGGCATCGCGAAGGTGAAGGCCTATCTGGAGAGCCTGGCCAAAGACGAACAGAGCAAGGAACTGATAAGCCTTGTGCTGCGACTGTTGGCACGAGACCAGAAAGGAAACCTGAAGGCGAGCCGTGTGATCCAGTTGGGACAGTTGGCCGAGAAGAGCGGCGACGAGGACTTCCAGGAAGGTATGCGTATCATCCGCGAGGCATACCGCCCGACTCGGAGCAAGCTGTTCATCCGCTGCGCAATCAAAGAGCCGGAGAAAGAATGGGAAGACCTTGGTCTTGGAATAGGAGAAGTGTAATTTGTTTTAGTTTGGATGGGCGGTCGGCCCTGTTGCTGGCCGCCTTTTTTAGAAACCGTGCCGCAATGGCATTGCGGCGAACAAAAGAAGGAATTGGTTATGGTAAAACAAGAAAAGATAACAGCGAAATTCAGCATAGAGCCGACGTACACGCACGACGCGGCGGCAGTGCTGGAGTTTGATTGGGTGGAAGGCACGACCTACGAGCTGCGGAGCATCACGTGGAGCGAGGGGAGCAAGGCGAGCATGAAGCTGGCGACGGTGCGCGAGTGTCCGGTGAGCATCCACTACCAGAAGGGAATGCCCGTGGAGGGCTTTGCGCATTGGCAGAAAGCCGGGTGCAAGATAACAGACGTGAGCAACGGGGACTATGGCTTCGAGCGGTTCTGGAACCTGTATGGCTACAAGGTAGGCAACAAGACGAGGGTGCAGAAGAAATGGGATCGGCTGCCGGAGAGCGAGAAGATTCTGGCACTTGGAGCGATACCGAAGTACCGCCGGTTTGCTGAGGGGAAGAAAATAGACCTGGTCTATCCTGAGACGTACATCGACCAGCGGCGCTGGGAAAACGAATTCACGAACTAAAACCGCAAAGCAATGAAATGGTTAAAGGAAAGCAATAGGTGGAAGCACCTTGTGGGAATACTGGTGGTGTCGATGTTGGGGACGCTGCTGATGGGCATTGGGTGCATTGGTGGCATGGAGTTCAAAGACGTACACCACGCCAACGGCGACGCCCGGCCGATGAGGGAGTGGGACTGGAGCGCGTGGGACTGGCTGGACTGTGCGGCGGGGCTGCTTGGTGGCCTAATCGGGCAGGCCATACAGATACTGACAATTCTATTAACAGTTACAATAATATAAAAAACAACCAATTATCATGAGTGCACAAGAACATTTGAAAGAGTACTTCATGGAGGTACTGGAGCGGGTAGAGGCCCGTAAAAGAGCAATGGGGATAGCCCCAGTCCATGTTACCAGTCGGGATTTCCGAGAAGAGTTGAAGGCGGACTTGGAGCAGGCGACACTGGCCCTGGCCGAAGAGGGCAAGATAATGATGGGTCAGACGATAAATGACGACTATATGATTCGGACATGAAGGTGAAGCTGAAACTGACCCGAGAACAGTACAAGGGCGTTGCGACGATTGTGAGAAATTGTTGCAATGCCCTTGCGGGTGTTTCATTCGTCGAAGTGCAGTACCGGGACGCACTGAGTGGGTTGCTGCTGAAAATGGCCGGGAAGATACCGACGCTGAAGGGGAAGGGGAACAGTCTGACGCTTGGGGAGGTGGAGAGCCTTGCGTTGTGGGAGACGGTGGACAACCTGGTGCGGAAATTCGAGCCGTATGAGATGAGCATCGGGTATTGGATGCTTGGGGAGATAGACCAGCAGTGTATGCAGTATGTGACGCTGATGAAGAACAACCTGTCCCAGCTCGACCAGAGGGAAGAAGGGCCCTGGCTGGGATGCAATAACCAATAAATAGAAAACATGCCATACAACAGAGTGAACCTATTGCGGCGATACAGAGCCATCGTGGAAGAGACTAACCAGCACTACGACCCGGACGTGACGACATACAAAGGGGTGTGGCGGAAGTATATCTATGGGAAGTTCCATATCAGCTACTCGCGGTACATGACGATTATCGGGACGCCGAACCTGGAGTCGTTGCTTGAGGCGGAGGAGAAGGCTCACGGGAAGTGGGTGGATCCGGCGCAGGGGACGCTGTTTCCGATTAACGGTGTCGGGAAATGACACGGGAAATGATTGTCGGAAACTCCATCAAAATGAATAAAAATTTTGGCAATTGAAAATAAATGTGTATATTTGCACAAAATTTCAATTTAAAACTTGACAAAATGTGGAGTTCGATATGGACATATATTAGCAATCATTATCCTATGATTCTCATTATTATAGCTTTGGTTGTAATAGTGTGGAAAGCTGCGGAAAAATGGTTTAATTTTCAGAAGGATATAGAAGAAGTAAAGAAAAATAATGGCGAAAACGAAACTAAAATAAATGATTGTGAAGCACAAATTGGTAATATAAATGATGCACTAAAGAAGATGCAGGAAGATATTACTATCATACGAACCCATTTAATAGAAAAAGACTCGAAAACCGCGAAATTATTTTCAGGGAAAGCAAGTCCTCGAAAGCTGAATGAAATGGGTTTGAAGGTGTATAAAGATTTCGGTGGTGCCAATTTTTTGAACAATAATCAAAAGATTCTTTTCGACATGATAGACGAGAAGGAGCCACAAACTGCTCTTGATGTTGAAAATGCAGCGTTAGAAGTACTTTACAAATGTGTTGACAACAATATTTTTAATGATGTAAAAGTTTTGGTGTATCAGAGCAAGGCAATAATCATCGAAGAAAAAGGAAAGGAACCGATGGAATATGCTATCACAATGAATGATATCTGCTTTATATTCAGTATAGAATTAAGAGACAGGTATTTGACAGAGCACCCTAATGTACGGCAGGAATAATTAGTTTGGAATATCCAAATTTATAGATATGGAGGGCGAGGCTTGCGTGGTCTGGCCCTCTTCTATTTGTTCGATCCAGGCGGTGGAGAAAGTGAGGGAATAGACATCGTAGGACTGGTCGGAATAGGTTTTGGCGAGGCGGGTGCGGATGAGTGCCTGGGTGGTGTCAGGGACGCGCCAGCCGTCGAGGGCGGAGATAACGTCCTCGATGAGATCGAGGATGTCGTAGGCGTTGGCTTTGGCCGGGGCTTGTGCGGAGGAGCGGACGGTGTGGTGGTCGGCAATAGTGAGGATGATGGAGGCCTCGGCGAGGCGAGTTTCGTTGGTGGCCATTGAGTAGTCGATGGTGTCGAGGTCGATGAGGCAGCAGGGCCATTTGACGGGTGGCTGTGGGATGTTGAGCTGCCCCCAGTTCTTGTCGATGTACTGGAGGGATGACACCAAGGATGCGAGGCGTGACTGGATGGAGAGAAAAATCTGTTTCATATATTGAGTGCTTTATTGATTTCTTGTTCAATTTTCTTTTCGAGGGCATCGGTAAGCTCGGGGCTTTCGCCGATGAACTGACGCTGGGGGATGCGGACATTATGAGAGCGACCTGCGTTGGAAGTGCCGTCGTTGTGGGCGGATGCGTAAGGGAGGTCGGAATGGATGGTGACGGAGCCGTCGCGGGGGGTGGCTTGGATGGAACGACCGAGGTTGCCGGTGGGACCGGTGAGAATCTTGCGACGACCTGCAGCACCTTTGACACCTTGCAAGCGTCGCTTGACCTCCTTCCATGCACGGCCAAAGAAGGATTCCTTTTGGAAATTATCCTTGAACATGCGAACAGCGATGTTGCCCAATTTTATGGGGAGGTCGTGTTCGAGCTGGCGTTTTAGGTTGGCTTCGAGGTGTTGAAGGTGGTGGCTAAAGTCCTGAATTTGCACGATAATTGAAAATTTATTTTGTCGGTTTCAAAAAAAGTTGTAATTTTGCAACTTGAAACACCCGAAGCGCGTTTGACTATATCTCACTCAAGCGGTCGGGTGTTTCGCTTTTATCAGACCATCTAAGACATCAGGGTTCCCTGAAATACTATAAAAAGCGATATCGTTATTGGTGTACTCCCTTACGATAAGCCACCGAGTTTTTCCGGACACACTGATTTCAAAAATGTGAGAATGCCGGATAACCTCAGATGATTTATAGTCAGAATAACCGAGGTATTCTGCAGACTGCAGAATGGTTGGCATGGTTCTGATTAGTTCATTCTTTAGGATGGGGTCGTCTATTGGTTGGTTAATAAAGTCTTTGATTCCTGATCCTGTAAAGGATATAGGGTATTCAAAATGGACGTTCCTCACTGTTTTTCCTTGAAGGTTTGTTTTTGCCCACTTTAGGTTGTCTGCCCTGGTAAGGTTCAAGGCATACTTTTCACTAGTGTTTCCTAATAGATGTTAAACAAAATTCATAGCCAATTGCCCGTCCGATTCTGCAGGATCTTCAGGAGCGCTTTCGAAAAGGTGCTTGAT